TGTTGACTTTGGTAAATTTGATGTGTACTATGATTCAGTCAGTTCGGGGACTACCTTAGCGACTGAATCTGACAAGCGACCTGCCATTGCTAACATATCAGCGATAGCAGGAGTAATCGAGCAAATTAACGATTAATCCTTAACCACTAACGGAGAAATTCAAATGAATTTACCTAGTACCGTAAACACTCTAGTGACCGCACTAGAAACCTCAATAGCACACCAATCTGTAACCGCAGGTGATACACCGTTCTTACGACTTCTGAAGTCTGGCGAGTGGGTATTCGGCGGAGACGACCTTGACGTAGAAACTGATTCTAAATGGGCGGTTAATACCTCCTCTTTTGGCATGGGTTTTCAAGCATGGACAACAGGTGGTGAGTTAGCAGGGGAAGAAGTAGAACCAGTTACCAACCCGCCTATTTTGAGAGCGGATCTGGAAGATGTAGGGGCTGAATGGAAGCCTATGATCACCGTACAGTTATTGTGCGTATCAGGGCAGGACTCAGGTCTGACAGTCATGTATAAGACTACCTCTAAAGGTGGCGTAAAAGCTCTCAAGAAGCTGATGCAAGAGATTGTTGACCATGTACGAGCCAACCCTAAGTCTACTGCTTATATCCCTGTGGTGAACATGACCACTGACAGCTACAAGCACAAGCAATACGGCAAAATCTATACGCCTATTCTTGATATTGTAGACTGGTTGGAAGATACACCAGAGGCGGCAAAAGCTGCAACTAAGGTTGAACCTGAGCCTGAGCCTGAGCCAGAGAAGGCAGCCCCCGCTGCTAGAACACGGCGCACTAGACGCGCTTAATCAGTACCATCTAAGGGGGCGTTTATACGCTCCCTTTTCATTCTAGGAACACCCCATGATAATCATCGACTTTGAAACGAGAAGTATGGCTGACCTCACGAAAGTAGGTACGGTCAAGTACGGTCAAGATTTAAGTACAGAAATCCTCTGCGTGGCGTTATACGATTTGGACACCCATGAGTCAGTTGTAATAGACCCAGAAGAGAAAGAACTACCGCAAAAGTGGCGAGAGAAACTGGAAAGTGATGAACTGGTCGTAGCGCACAATGCTGCATTCGACCGAGAGATATACAAGATTGCTGTGGAAGTATACGACTACCCTGAGCTAGCGTTTGAGCGGTGGTACTGTTCCGCTGCCCAGATGCGTGTAAACGCCATGCCCGCCTCACTTGATGATGCTTGTGTATCGACCAAGGTAACCGCCAAGAAAGACCACAAGGGTTCAGCACTAATCAGAAAAATGTCGATACCACCTTACGAGATGTCAGCCGAACTCATGAAGCAGATGATGGGATATTGCCTGAAAGATGTGAAGGCTACCGCTGCTATCGTAGGTATTACCAGATTAATGACCGTCCGAGAACATAAGGACTGGTTAATAAACGAACGAATAAACCTAAAGGGTGTGAAAGTAGACGTTGAACTCGCTACTCTAGCCCAAGGTTACGCTTCTGTCGAACAGGCAACTATCGCCGAAGCGATAACCAAACTGACAGGCGGGGTGGTGACCAAGCCCACTCAGTACGAGAGGATAAAGAACTATATTCTGGATGCGCTAGACCTGACCAACGAGAACGACAAGACCCTTGAGAAATACATGACCGTGTACAAGGGTAATGACAAGAAATACTCTATGGATAAGAATGTCAGAGAGTCCGTTTTAACGGCTGTAGAGGCGGGTAATCTTGACCTGTTCGAGGACATCGAGGAACTGATTCGGCTGCTCGATAATGCCTCGGCTTCAAGTGTATCGAAGTTTGGCAGGATGATAACCCAAGCAGGTGACGATCACCGAGTCAGAGGGGCTTTCGTATATTACGGCGCGAGTCAAACTGGAAGGTATGCTAGTAGGGGGCTTCAGTTGCACAATATGAAGCGCGACTGCTTTGGATATGACGAGGCAGAAGCCAACATAGCTTTCATGAGAGAGGGCATTGCACTCGCCGACCCCATGCAGCGTCTGTCCAAGCTACTACGACCTGCACTGATACCTGAAGAGGGTAACCTGTTCATCGTAGGTGACTGGAGTTCTATCGAAGCCAGAGGATTACCGTGGTTATCAGCCGACCCTGCGGCAGAAAAGAAGCTAGACCTGTTCCGAGAGGACAAGGATGTGTACATAGAGGCAGCGAAAAGCCTAGGATTGACAGAGGACGACCGCCAGATAGGAAAAGTGACCGAATTAAGCCTTGGTTACGGTGGATCAGTCGGCGCGTTCTCTATGATGGCGAAGATGTATGGAGTAGTTCTGCAAGAACATGTCATTAAGAGAATCGTTGATAAATGGCGTAGGGATAATAACTGGGCGGTGAACTTCTGGAGAAATACCGAAGCAGCCGCCAAGAGAGCTATCCGGTCAAAGTGTAAGAAACCCTACTTTTCAGGACGGGTCGTTTACACGTTCATTCCTGAGATGCTCGGCGGAACTCTGCTGTGTCAATTGCCGGACGGTACGACAATCCAATACCCATATGCCAAGATAGAGCATAACGACAGAGGCGACAGCATAACCTGCATGAAAGCCAATATCAGACCCAAGGCGGGTGAAACTGAATGGGGTAGGGTACGGCTCTGGGGCGGCATGATGGTAGAGAATATCTGTCAGGCATTCTGCGCCGGACTGCTACGAGATAAATTACGAGTGATAGATAACGTAGTAGCTCATGTACACGATGAGGTCATAGTAGAGTATAAGGCGACAGTAGCCAAGAAACAGGCTGAAAAATTAAAATCTATAATGGAGGAAGTGCCGGAGTACGCTACTGGTCTACCTTTGAAGGCAGAACCCGTTATCATGAAGAGGTATGGCAATCACTAACCGTTTGACCTGATGAAACAATAAGCATATTATTTATAGCCACCCAAATAAAAACCCCTACCGAAGTAGGGGTCTAGGAGCGAGACAAATGAAAGAGACTGATTCCGGCGAAGAAATAGGCAAGTCAATGTCTAAGAAAGATGGTACATCACCTAAGATACAGAAGCAACCCCAGACAAGCGAGAAAGTGGTCAAACTGAAAACCGACCCGAAGCTGTCCTATAACATGGGTACGTTGCAGAGATTCACTGACTTTGTGTTCCACGACTTACAAGAGGGTGAAGAGATCCTCACATGGACGCCGAAAAATAAGCCGTCATACCCAACCGAACTAGCCGACACTGTAAAGAAGCTGACCCGTGCTACACGACCACTAGCTACCTACTTTGGCACAGCTACCTGTACCAGAGATGCGGACGGACACCTGTACAATCGCAAGTCCCTGTTCTCAGCCTTGCATGTTGTGGTACTTGACGACATCGGTACAAAGATACCCTTGGATAAACTACCTGAAGAACTAGCACCGAATTATATAATTGAAACAAGCGAGGGTAATTTCCAGTATGGTTTTGTACTCGCCGAGCCTATCCGCGACCTAGCACTTGCCGAGGCGTTAATACACCTTGTCTACACCAGTGGCGTAAGTGACGAGGGTGGCAAGATGGCTACTAAGTTAGTCCGGTTGCCTTTGGGCGTCAACGGAAAGAAAGGTGATAAACGCCTGTTCGAGATGAAACTCGAAGAACTGGGCGGCGAATACTGGACACCCAAGGAACTACTGGACGTTCTGGACGTGGGCGTAACATGGGATGATGTACTAGAGGACGTCTCAGCAGCCCGTGGTGGTGATTCAGCGACCAAGGTAGGCACTTCGCTATGGTCGCCAGTCAAGGCTGTAGCACCATCACTCAACGGTATCGTAGACCCGATACTAGAATGGCTTTATGAAGAAGATCTAGTCTATACCGACAATGGCAAATGGGTAACTGTCGAATGCCCGTGGGGTTATGAACATTCTGATGGAAATACCACAGCCGGATATACCCCAGTCGGTCGAGGCGAAGGTGAAGAGCTGAAGAGGCGAGGTTTCCATTGCTTTCATGATAGCTGCAAGGATAACCACACAGCAGAGTATCTCAGCGCATTAGCAGCCCAAGGCGCGCCGGAGGTGTCGATAGTAGACCAAGCAGCCGAACTAGTGGCGAACTATGCCTTAGTGACCACAGAGGACGCGGTATACAGATTACGAGGTGTACGCAACCCCACATCAATGAAAATAGGGGCGTTCAGAAATGCCTACCCCAGAAGCGTCAACGTATATGACGGACAAGGCAAGGCAGTCAAGGTCAAAGAGCATTCTCTATGGCTGACCGCACCCAACAGATTAACCCTAACGAGTCGTTTATACGACCCCACATCAAAAGAGCGAGTAATTGAACATGACGGACAGCAGCACTTGAACACCTTCACACACCCACAATGGGGTAACGGCTTGGTAGACAAGCACGACTTGGATAAGTTCCTAGAATTCATAGACTATCTGATACCTATAAAAGTAGAGCGCGAATATTTCATGGAGTGGTTAGCAGCCAAAGCTCAGGATGTGACATTCAAAGGCGCAGCCATGCTGATGGTAGCACCAGTGCAGGGAACTGGTCGTACCACCCTGACAGATATGCTCACACAGCTATTCACTCCCGCAAATGTCAAGAAGGTGAATTTCGATACCCTTCTCAGCGGAACGCGACAGGGTTCGTTCAACGACTGGCAAGAGTCGATACTGGTCACTTGTGATGAAGTGATGGGCAGCGATACGAATAAGTACGCCGCCTACGAATCACTGAAAGACCTGTTCGACCCCAAGCCCAAGCAGACCATGATAAATTCCAAGCACGTTGGGCTGAGACATGCCGTTCTGTATACCAGTTACATCCTCCTGACCAACCATACCAACGCAATCGGCGCATTGGGTGACGACAGGCGCGTGTACGCGATTACTAACACAACCATCCCCGAAACTCCTAAATACTTCGCAGAGCTTAACGATTGGTTGGCTGAAAAGGACGAAAATGGCGATCATAAGTGGTGCAAGAGCGTCTGGCGGTATCTGCAAGATCAGCCAGTTGACCTAGTAAAACTCCATGCACCAGTGGAAATGACAGAAGCCAAAGAGGTGATGGTAGAAGAAACCACCAACGTGTATGACAATATAGCCAAGGTAATCACAGACAAGATGGGCGATATAACCTGTATACCACTAGCGCGAGAATGTATGTCTGATATATTCGGGTCAGTTGGATTAGAGGACGACCCAAGCAAGGTGGAACTGGTTTGCCGACTGATGCAAAAGCACAGCAGGGGCATCCCTAAAACGGTAATGACGAAAGCAGCCGTGGTGAAGATAAACGGAAAATCATGCAGGATACGTTTAAACAGCCACTACATGAAGGTCAGCGGGATAGAGACTATCAGCAACATGACCCACAGTGAACTGGAGACGTTACGCCTGACCAGTTACGACATTCTCAGGGACATATCCGACAATAAGCTGAAGTTTATTGATTCTGTTGTCGCAGAACTGGACTTTTGATATTAATAGTCGTACTATAACTTGAAATATTGAAATTTTCCCAGAGAGGATCTGATGTCAGACAAAAAGCTCTACAAGGCGCAAAAACGCTACACCATGAGAAACGTCAATCGCGGAGAGAGGCGAGTGACCACTTGGGTTCCTGAAATCTATGCCGAGGAACTCAAGGAAATAGCCAAAGCAATGCGCGATGGCACTTGGGAAGATGATTAGGTAAGTACGGTAGTCTCTAGGACGAAATTCTTGGAGGCTGTTACTTCCAATGTGCTAATGAGCCGCACCTCTAGAAGCATGGTAGCTGTACGGCTACCCGTTGCGTCTGATGCTCCTAACCACCAGTCAGAATCATCCATCGCACCCCACACACCTACAGGACTACCATCTACAGGGTATCCCGCGACCTGCGTCATTCGTAATTCATAATCAGCAGCCAGACCAGAGACAAGCCAGTCAGGTACTACAGGTGTAGTTACGTTGTTCTCTACATACTCATGATTTCCCGCTGTGAATAACCCATAAGACGCGATAATCAAACCGACATAAGCGTCCGATGTTATGGTATCAGGGATGCCTGTTAAATCCACGAGTTGATTTGCTCTAACCCACACCGTAAGGTCATTAATCTGTAGTTCATTAATGTCAACGCCGTCCACTTGGACTGAGTTTATGTTTACACCATCTACCCGTAAAGTCATGGGCTACACCGTAATCAAGTTGAGTACATCACCGACTAGGGTGTACTTGAACCCACCGAAGGTAGTGCCGGTTGCTACTGGGACGTTCGCTGCGGTGATAAACCCTGTGTCATTGGTCAGTTCGCTTATGTTATCAAGCGGTTGTAACGCACTGTCAGCAAGGGCTAGACTCGCGTCTGCCTCGGCATTAGTTCTGCCACCCAGACCATAGAATAGCTCACTCCCCGCTGCAATAACATC